CAACTCCGCCGAAGGCGTCTTTGCCTATGGCATCGAGCATCTTCTTTCGAGTTTCTTTCGCTTTTTCCATTGCTTTGATTTTGGCAAGCTGTTGTTGTCGTGCTTCTTCTGCATCATTTCGTTGTGATGTCTGTGTCGTGGGGGAAGCAGATTGTTTTGATTCTATAAGTGACTTACTACCCAAGCCTTGAACCACTTCTGAAATTATTCCGGACAGGACGCCATCTTCAAATATTACTTCTTTTACGCACTCTTTTATCAATGGACGTAAGACTGTTTTTAGTTCTGATTTCTTCACTTATCCCTCAATACGTCATTCAACGCTCGGTTTATTCTATCTGCTTTGGTTATGATGTTGGGCTCCTTGCCCTCTTTCATCATAAACGCTCCTGTTGTAGATGGTTCGGAAACCATGTCGTAGCATACAAGGTTGAAGTCGTCTTCAACGATGGTGCCATCGGCGGTTTCTGTTACTGAACCCATTCCTCTCGATGATATGCCGAGAGTTACGCCAGACTCAACCAATGAGCGGAGTATCATTCCTGATGGCGTTTTCAGAATTTGGATTTTGCCCATAACATCGTTACCTTCCCACCAAGCCTCTACGACTAAGTGTGATGCGTTGGCGAGGTTAATGACTGCTTGGTCGGGGTGATCGAGTTCGCCTAATGCTCTGCGCTCTTTAATGAGTTTCTGATAGTTGTTCATCTCTCGTTCAAGGATGCTGTAAGGGTAGCGTCTGCCGTTTCCGTTTTTGGTGTTTGCTCTTTGCATCACACCTGTCAAAAACATTGCTCCGTCCTCACGAACCATGCGTTTCTCGTTTTCAGTTAGGTAGTCTTGACAGACTCCACCTTCGCAAAGCGAGTAGTATTCGGTTATTAGTAGTTTATCACTCATTTTATTTTCCTATGCTGGCGTTACCAGCGTGAGTCAACTGCCTTTGCAGCATCGCCTTACTGGTTGCAACATCCATCTATCTGTCCAATTATTCATTTGTTCTTCCCTATTTGTATTCCGTCGTCTGAAATCATTTTATCCAGAACATAAGATGTCCCAGACGATAATGAACTCAATATCAACAGGTTGGCGATATTATAGTCAAATGTAAATAGTTCTGTGAAAGCATTTATGCCGAACAAAAACGCTCCCACCCAAGTGCCTAAACACATTGAACATTGGAATAGTTCTCCTATCTTTCCCTTTGTCGGACGGATGGAGTCAAATATTGTGCCGTAGGCAAGAATCTGTGTTAAGCCAAATGAGGCAAGAACGAAGTAGATGAGTTCCACATTAGTTCCGATTCATTATACTCATGCCGTATGGACCTCGTATCCAGCCTGGACGGATGGAACCCTTGACTGGCTCTTGAGGGACTTCGCCTAGTTCGGTTGAGTCGCTGCTTTCTGGTTCTGTTAGATAGTCGTTCACTGCTCTCTCAAACTCTTCGATGTGTTCGAAGTATGGCTTCTCTTCGATAATGAACTTGTTGATACTATAAAGCGCTGCCTGAACCATGTCAATTTCTTCGTTCAGAAACATTTGAGCCTCCATGGAGCCATAAACATACCCTGAACGGACGCTCTCTGGTTCAATAAGCCCTTCGGTTCTTAGGAGAAGAAACAACCTATCCTGAGTGTCGTAAACTTCTTCATTCGTAATATGCTTTGCGAGGGCAAGAATCTTTTTGCTCTCGGGATATATCACGATATCAACATCAGGGTGATCAAATACAACCAACTGATTTCCAAGTGTCTTGCGAACATCAAGACTTATATCTTCTTTTATTCCGAGTTTGTTCTTGACATGTGGGATAGTTACTTTGATACTCATTACATCTGAATCTCGTGAGCTAAGTTTTGAATCTTTAAAACCTTCTCAATTAGTGCCTTGTCAACTGGCGTCTCTCTGAATCCATTAATCATTAGCAAAACCTCTCTTGTTGATTCCACCATACTCTTGTCGGACACAATTTCTTCTGACTCAAGAGAAGCTCTCAAAACATCGTGAAGTCTTCCCAACTCTTCATTAAGATAAATACTTACATCCACTCCGTTATCGGAAAATGATAAAATATATCTATTAAGCAATTCTTTCTGTTCGCTTAAAATTCCGCTGGAGTATGTTTCGTTATATTTAGATACAAAAGTGTTGAACACTAAGTTATCGATTGGTTTCATCGTCTTCTCTTCTTTGACTGCAGATTTCAAAGTCAGAGATGAAACAATCTCCTGTTCAAGAAGGACGGCGGATTTAACACTCGTGACATCCGAGTCTGATCCAAATAGCTGTGCGACAGTTGCGATGTTCTTGTAATTTGGAACAAAGTTTCCAAAAACTCCAGATGAAAGTTCTCGATTGATTCGATTTATTAAATGACTCTGTGCTTCATGAATCTCGTCGGAATTCATTGCAGAGTGGGCTTGTCGGACTTGAAATGTTAACTTTTCCGCCGTCAGGGTGTCTAAATCATTTGTTTCGAGAAGCGCATTGAATAACTCCAACTCTTTTGACAAAATTGTTCGAGGAGAAAATGATTCTTTCAATATCATCACTGCAGTCTTTTTTGCGGATTTGTCTCCGGAAACAACCGCTTTAGTTATCTCTCTGACGAGCGCCTCATATAAAAAGGCAGTGTTTCTTTTCTTATTGTGCTTGTTTCTTTTCATCTGTTCCACCTAACTTGCTATTATCTAGCTCTGTAATTAGTTTCTTAATCTCCTGTTTCACCTCGAATAACTTTCTTTCTTCAACTTTATCAACCAAATCAACCTCTTCTTGAAAAAGTCCAGCGTTCCTAAACTCTCCACTGGCAGAAGATAGGTGGTGTAAAGTTTCGTATCCCACTCCTCCTGGGTTATTCTTTCGAGGAGTATTTACTTCTACGCCTCGTGCTTTACTTCGAGTGCGTCGTTTTCTTGGACCACTTTGTCCCGTTCGGCGGTCATCTCTCTTTCCAGGTGCGGCGAGGAGTGGATCTTCATCTCCGGCAGTTACATCATCTGCAATATTTGTGTCTTCAAAATCCTCTTCCCCACCTAAGTCTCCGCCTAAGTCTCCGCCCAAATCGGCGCCCAAGTCTCCGCCTAAGTCGGCACCTCCGCCGCCTTCTGCTTCAGTTGCGGCAGCGACTGCTTCGAGTTCGGCGTCAAGCTTTCTGTCGTAGAACATCTCTCTTTGGTTGCGTAGGAATTCTTCTTCTGATAGGTTAAAGATGTTGTCGGCAACCCAGCGACGGGAGAAGAATCCATCTGTTGCCGACGCGGCGATGTCGAACTTGGTGTTCCAGTGCTCCAACTCTTGGAGTTCCGCGATTTTAGATGGATTGTTCAGGGATAGCTTAAAGCTAATTAAATCTGCTCCTTTGTATCCGAGAGTGTATAAGTGAATAATACCAATCTTCTCCAACTCGGCGAGAACTGATCTTTGAAGTCTTTGAATCGTTCTGGCGAATCGAATGTCTTTCTGAGCAAGAGTTGTTTTGTCTTCTTCTGCGCCCTCTGAGCGAGAGAGATAGGAGGCGGGAACCTTAAGTGCTGAGAACAGCTTGTCTCTCAAGTACTTGACATCGTCGATGTCTCCAGTATAAGAACCTCCAGCCAAGGTATCAATTTTAGATGACACTCCACCTCGGACGGGAATGAAATAGTCCTCCTCGGTTGACATTGGATTATATCGTAGATCAACTCTTCCGGTAGATGAATCGACAACTTGGTTGCGCTTCATCTGCGTCATTACTTTCTGCATGTACTGCTCTACATCTGATGGGGATACATTTCCGACATCAATGTAGAATACGCGGCGTTCTGGTGCCCTAACAATACGATACGCCATCATAGCGTCTTCGAGTAGGATAAGTTGGCGGAAGATACGACGGGCGGGTTCGAGGACAGATGTCCCATAGGGAGCGTATTTGTCGTTCCCGAGAATTCGGAAATGTCCGATTTGCCAGTTTTCAAATGTAAGTCCGCCAGAGTTCCATTGAAACTGAATATATTTTGGATTTGTCTTGTCTTCACCTTCAAGTCGCTCAATCTCGTGAGTTGGAAGTCCAACAACGGATTGCACTCCGAGTCTTTCGTCGATATCAAGATAGAGAAAGAAATCTCCATACTTACACATCGTGCGGCACCAGCCGAACAAGTTGAACTCGATATTTAAAACAGTTTGATAGAGTTCAGCAAGAACTGACTTGATCTCCTCATTTGGACACTTGATTGACAGAAGGGGTTGCAAGTCTGATGAGGTTGTCATCTCGTCTGCATAAATGTCAAGAGCGGAGGCAATCTCGGGAGTGTACTCCATTTGTTCGAAGTCTTGGTAGCGCTCGGCACGCATTTGGTTCGCCATAATAGCGGTGCTGAGTTGCTCGAATGGATTGTAATTTGCCTTCTTGAAATTTAATCCAGATGCAGACTGAAACTTAAATTTGTCCAACTGAACACGGGAGAGCTTTCTGCTCGTCTGCGTTCTATAGTTGACAAGTGGTCCGGATAACAGGCGAGTTAACTGCCTGAAGAGAGCGGAATCATTATTTTTTGGATTGTTCTTTTTTGCCATGTTTTATCCCTTGTATAACCAACCAAATTGTTGAGCTATCTGGATTGCTTTTTGTTCTTCGTCTTTTAAACTCATACTATTACTATGCCCCTCTTGCCCTCTTATTTGAGTATTCAATTTTGTCGATGCGACAAACATTGAATTAACAAAGGATTCTCGATACTGCTGTTCCAACTTCCCTACCTCAAATGCCGTATCCCTTACCCAGCAGCCGATTGCGAGTGCCATTGTCAAGTCATCATTGTAACTTCTCATAGCCTCGGGGCGTCCGTTATTCCAAATAAAGGTCTTCAACTCATTAAGAGTTCTTGATGAATATATAGTAATTAGTTTATTTCTAATGAATTCTTCCAACTTTGCGATAATCAACGGACGAGTTTTAGATGTTGTCGAAAAGCCAGCGATGGCGTTGGACATGTTTTCACCCTGTATTTGTGATACATACTCATGTGTTGACTTGACTGAAAAGTATATGTTATTATACCCCAATTCTTGCAATTTTGTTAATACTGCATATCCAACTGAGTTGTTTTCTACGACTATCATTCCGTTATTATAGTCTTTTCCGATTCCGTTTAGCATGTCCGCATAGGCATCGAGAGTTGGCTTGCCTTGATATTCTGCAACTATTTCCATTGTTTCCAGTTTTAAAACATGGAGGGTGGAACTGTCCTTTCCATCTCCTCGGGCTACATCTGCACTCAAAAGGTAGTTAGCATCTTGCTGAGCCTTTTCCCAAATCCAAAAGTTACGATCAAATCCGACTCGATATTTCGGCTCCCTTATTTGAGATTCTATCCATTCCAAATCTTCCGGATGCACCAATGTCTCACCGGACATATTGAAATTACACTGAAGTTCTTGGGCGATTTGGCGTTGAGACATGTTCTTTGTTTCTTTTTCAAACCAAGCTCTGTCTCTATCGGGATGAACATCCCACTGAAGTATTGTTGGAAAGAAATCATTCTGCCCCTGTTCTGAGTCGGAATAAATTTGATGGAACCAGTTTCCAACACCGTTTGGAGTGCTCAGTGCAATACAGCGTCCACCTGTTGACAACGTAGGATACAAGCCCGTCCACAATTCGTCAAGCCCTTCGACATGTGCTGCCTCATCGATGACGAGCAGAGATAGGGCTTCGGAACGACCAGCGTCTGCGGTTGTTGAAGACGCCTTGATCTCGGAACCATTCGATAGGACGAATGAGGCGCGGTTGTCAATTGTGATATTGGCTATCTGCATCCACGGCGGGAGATTCTTAATTATATGTTTTACTTTCTTAACAAGGTTTGCCGCTGTCTGGAACTTGGTTGCAATGACAAGGATATTCTTGTTTCTATGAAACATCATCATCCACACAACATATGCTGCAGTTGTTGTGGATATCCCTAGCTGCCTCGCTTTCAAAATTACATTGAAACGATGATCATTGAAATCTTTTAATAGTTCTTCTTGGAACGGATATAGTTTGAACGGAATCAAGCCCTTTAGAGGATGGGCGATTCTCGCATAATTGTTAATGAAGTATCCTGGATCTTTTCCGCTCTTCAGAATCTCTTTTAATATTTCTTGTTTAGTGAGTTCAAACGACATCCAATCACTTATTTTTTCCGAGAGACAAGAAGTCGCGAATTGATTTATCCAAACGATCCTCAGAAGGCTCGCCGACGGGAATTACGTCGCTAAGATTTCCAACCTTATAGTATCTTTTACCATTAACGAAAGCGCGGACTTTAGAAGTATTTTGAACCATTACCTCTACGTTGCCGTCTGCTTTTAGAGAAAGGGCATCTCCTGTCAATTTCTTATATTCCTTCTTTAGGAAGCCTGCAACGTTCTCTATCATCTCTTCGACTTCTGTCTCAATGTCGCCGCCATAGACATCTTTGAGCTTAATATCGCTTTGGTAATTAATACAAAGCAAGTCTCCGGAAATGTTTACGCCGAAACCGTCAATCACACGAGAGTCGATTATAGCATCCCCTTCTTCTCTTTTTAATCCGACTTTTTTCGTTTCGCCTTCTGGAACTTGATTCTCGTCATGTGCTCCGTCTCTTGCATTTGCCGCTGCTTGGGAAATTCCCCTTACGATATCTAAAACTGTTGCCATTTGTTTATTTTCCTTTATTGGGGCGCCAGCCGGTTGCCCAACGCTCTTCTCGCCCATCAACCCATTGAATGTAACACTCGTAACAACAAGAATATTTATTTACATAAACATCATCTCTCGTATTAAAAGAGTAGACATCGCAAACCGAACAAACTCTATTGCTATCTTTATTAAGTAGTTTTTTTGATATCAAAACGCCCCGAACTTCTATCTTTTCAGTCTTTTCTGATAGTTTGTTCATTTTCTCTGTTAACTTTTTGAGTTCTTCGATATATTCTTTCTCCTTTTCGGGAGTCCAATTCTTCGCTGGATGCTGGACAGCGTCCGCTCCAAACTTGTCAATTATCGCCTTCTCTATTTTTAGAGCGTAATCTGGATCTTCTTTTGCATCACTCATTTTGGGATCTCCGTAACGGCATAGAATGTCCCAAGAGACAACCCGATTCCGATGATGATACCACCTGTCATCCACCAGTTGTTATTCTTGTTCGGCTGCTTAAGTGCCATTTCTCTATATGTCTCTATCTCACCGTTCTTGATATCCATTAGCAACTTATGGCGCTCATCGAGAGCATCATAGCTTATCTGCAGGCTATCGATTTCCAACTGTAGTCCCGCTCTCGCTTTTGAAACTTCGTATTCAACCCTCAAGTCGCAATCGGACATAGAGTATTGATGCTCGGCTATTAGTTGCGCGGTTGCAGCAGGACTGAACAGTGTCCCCGAAAACGGGGCTACTTCGCCTTCCTGAAGATGGGTATATTTCTTTGCATCTTCCACCTCTTGGGCAAAAATAGTAGCTGGGAAGAGCAAACTAATTGTTAGCAACTGTGCGGTTAACTTAGTCAACATGTTTGAATCCGAACTCTTTCTCTATTGCCTCGTTTGCCGACTTGGGATCTTTGTTGAGCATTTCTAACAACTCTAAATACCTTGCTCTTTTCTCCACAGTCAGATCATTCTTGGAGCCCTTGTATTCTCTCTCTAATTTAGCGATAGATTCATTGTGAACTTGAATGGCTTCATTTCTTTTTCCAATTTCATCGGCGTGACTATTTTCGAGAACTTCAATTTCTTTCTTATAGTTATCAATAGTTGCCTCAAGCACTCTCTTATATGCCTTTACATTTCCGCGAGAGACAAACCAGACAACGAGAGTCCACAATGCAATGGCAAGTATCTTCCAATGATGTCTGCACCACACCCAGGCTTTCTTAGAATATAGCACTAAAGTCAACCAAGTCATCTATGCGCCGTGCCTATAAGTCTTCATAACATCTACTGCGCCCTGCGTTCCTATATAGCACATTGCGATCATGCCCCATGTATCTGAGGATAAGTCACTCCAAAGCATTAGCCCTGTTGCTGTTAGAAATGTGAACAATTTGCGAGAAATCGCTTTTGACATTACCTTGTCTAATACTGCTTGCTTACTCATTTTTATCTTCCTTTTTAACTGCGGCTTTAAAAGTTATAAACTCGCCGTTTTGTAAAATACCTATTTTATCGGATGCTTTGGCATAATCTTCTACCTTCACACACAAGGCAATCTCTTCTAATAAATAGACATAATCAAGAAATTTACGAGCGTTTTTGTAATCGAACTCATGCTGCGGGACTGACTCTCTGATATCGACTAACTTTTCGCAGTGCCCCTCATATGGCAAAACAATATACCTCACTTCATTGGCTGACATATGCAAATCCATCCTTTTTATCTACATTGATTACGA